AACCATAGCAAGGATGGCGCAATTCCATCTGGCCGACAGGCACCGCGATGATGTGTTGACAGTGGCCGCAGGTAAAGGTCTCGGTCGTGATTACCTCGCCATAGGGCCCAAAGACTTCTTGCACGCCGCCAGGCCGAGGCCCACGGCGTTTATTGCCAACGCTCACCGCTCGAGGTAGTTCAGCGCGCCAATCGCCGAGCCGGTGAAATTCGAGCTTAGAATGCGGAGCCCGAGGCCCTTCTGTGCCGTCGCGGCGATGCCGATGTGATCACCGTCATCTAGGGCACGCCAACGATATGATCCGCGCTGGTTGATCGCCCAATGCTTCAGATTGAGTCCGTTGCCCGCGGTCGTGTAGGTAACCTCTGCCGTGTTATTGTTAGTGAATTGCGAAACCGCCGCAGCATCGGCTTCATCATTGACCTGCGGCGTCACTAGGCTCGCTGTCATGATAGCCGTGGCGCTAAACCGGCTCAGATCCCATTCGCACTGGCAATCCGTCGAGGAGAGTGCGCCGGTCTGGCCCATCTCTACCTCGTAGAGCATGATGCGCCGAGCGGCCGACGCTGGAGCGTACAGATTGCCAGTTGTTTTGAACGAGGTACTTACCGTCGCCTGGAGCAACGGAGAGGAAAAATTTGCCATCTAGATTTCCTTTGCTGCCTATCGCGTGCCCTGCGGCACGGCGTCTATCTCGGCTCCCGAGATATTCTTCCAGTCCCCACCAGCGGGGATCGTGATCGATGCCCTGACATAGCGTCCCGATGTCCTGATCGGCGCTTTACCGAGAGCGTTGATATTCGAGTACGGCGTCACCGTAGGCATTGCCTCAGCCACTTCCCGATGCTTGATCGCCACTTGCGGCGTCTGCATATTCGTTCCGTCGATCAATGGCCGCACGCCTGTGATCAGTGTACGCCGACCGGGAAACGGCTCCAGTTCCTGCGTCTCGATCAGCGGCGCCATGGCCGAACCGGTGAAAAAGTTCATTTTGTGGTTGTTGTCGAAAATCGCCAGTAGCTGTGTCCCACCCTGCCATAACGGCGAGTCCAACGGAGCCGGCAAATTATCGATCTGATATCCCAAGACCGTGTACAGCTGATCGAGCGTATAGCCGGTACCAAATACGCGCCCGATCGCCTCGCATGTAATATCCAGAATGGACCATTTGTCCAAAGTCCAGGAAAAGCCGATAATGTGATTCGGCACGCCCCCGACAGATCCTTGGCCGGGGTAGGCCCACCAGATCATTTGTCGTATTGGGTCGACGGCGCCAAATACATTCGAGTAATAACTTGGGATTAAATCATCGAGAAAAGCGCGATTTACTCGATCGTTTCCGATCGGCACCACTGATGCGCCATCGGATGAATAAAATCCGTCATAACCCAGGAAATAAACCGTGCCGCCGAGGACCACGGGAGAGTAAGGCGAATAAGTTCCTCGAGAATTTTGGGTTGGCAAAAAATCAAAAACAGCTGGGGGTCCAACATATACAATGCGCTTCAGTGAATCCTGCTGAAACACCAGCCCATCAGCAGCCGTCAACTCCGTTCTCAGCGCATTAATTGGGCCATGCTCGCCTAGTAAATCCGTAGCTCCGGCCTGGAATTGCGCCGCTATTTGTCCCCCTGGTGTTGGCCAGTTGGACGCATCGCCGGCGGCGCACCACCAGCAGCGTTGCGGCAAAACGCCGTTAGCCCCATCCTGGGTGTTCGCCACCATGACGAAACTGTTTTTGATGACAGCGATATGTTTGGCTTTCGGAGCGGCCGCCGCTAAGTCCGAGAATAAACCCCCGCCACCAGGATTGAAGACTTGTATAGGATCGGCGTAGTCTGTAGCGAGCACTTGATTGTTAAAAAATGTGAATTCCCACAACAGTGGACTCGGCACATTATAGCCGCCCGGCGTGGTTACTGTCACTACAGCATCCGACGTGACTACCGCTCCAGCGTCGTCCGTAAGAACCACACCCGCATCGTCCACGACAACAATGCCGCCAAGCGATGACGATCCACCAGCCTTCGATACGTCTGTCCAAACGTAGCTTGCACTCGAAAGATGATATAAATGCGTCGCATCGCCAGCGAACATATTGGCAGTGCCGTCGGCTCCGAGAAATGATGCGAGCCCTAAGCATTGCGAATTCAGAGCACTCGACACCGGCATCGGCGTCTGGATTGCTCCCCAGCTGACCGACGTGCGCGGATAGACGTTCCGCACATTGGCGGCACCCTGGCTCGGGAACCCTGGCTGATCAGGCGCATAGGGCGCATTCGGAAGGACGATCGGCTGTGGCATCTATATATCACATTCTTCTAGCCGAGGGAGAGCCTGAAACAGTTCCCAAAATTCCTCACCTAATTCAGGATTGCCTCCTTCATTATAAAAATAATTGTCTGCCTCTGAATAAATATATTCGAGACATTCCAATTCGGATCGTGTCATTAGAAGAAACTCGGCCTGATGTTTGCGCCTCCGCCGCGGCGCCAGCTCTCGGCCTTCAATGCGTAGACATATCCGCGATTGGCTTGTGCTACAAACGGAGCCTTCGCATCGCCGAATAACGCCGTTTTCATCCTCGTCGTCAGATCGTCATCGTAGAGCACTTCCTGCGCCAAAATCATCTTTGCCTGGCACCGGATCAGGTCGAACGCATCCTGCGTCCAGATATTCGCATCGCTCGGGTTCACGAGATTGGGCACCCGCTGTATTCCCGAAACCGTCATCGCGAGCGCCTGGTCCGGTATCGGGTAAAGCCGCACTGTCTCACCAAAATAGGCATAGTCGATCGGGAATTCTGATTGGACGCTCGGATTGACTGACGTGTCTTCCAGATATTGCCAAGTCCGGCACTTGAGCGTGTACCTGTTGTTATTGACCAATACCCTGACTTTGGTGATCTTTGCCATAGACGCGATTTCAGCGATGTCACCAGTCGTAATCGTCGACATCGTGTAAAATTCGGTTCCTGCAACTGTCGTGAACCAGTTCTGATCATAGAGTTCCGAAAAATAGAACGGCTCACGCTCCCACATTGCGATTGCGCTCTGGATCGCGTTCTGGATCGGCGACAGAGTCAGATTGCTTCCCGGCAGGGGCGTCAAGAGATCGGTGCGCTGCCCAAGCTCGTCGGCGATCTGATACTGCAAAGAAAGGTAAGTTCCGGAGATAGTAATAATCGGCCTCCGTTATTTCTTATAGAAGCCGTGCGTCATGGGGCCTTTGCTTTACAGTCTCTTGTGTGGCCGCGCAGCGCCCGCGAGCCGATCAGCTTACCGCACTTAGGGCATGTGCCAGGCTGCAAGCGCGGCGAGTCAGGTGTTGCCCAGATGACTCCGATTGGGCTCGCGGGCTGCGGCGGTTGCGGCTGGGCCGCATATGCCTCTCGCCTACGCACGCGACACTTCCTCGCCGTGCGTCAGCCATTCGAGCAGGAAAAACATTCCGACGGCGATGACGGCGAAGATGCCGAGATTGATAGCGAACTCCATTGTCAGCTGACCTTCAAGGCATATCGCAAACAAGCCCACCAAGACATCGGCGGCCCCTGCCCGGGCAATCGGGAAATCTTGTGAGCATCAACGCAGTTCCACTGGACTCGGCGATGCCATGGATTAGGTCGATCGCGGATCTCAACAACCCATCCCATCAGTAGCCATCCCCGCCATCGCCCCGGCGCCCCGAACGCCGGGGGCCACCCTGACTGTAACCCCGAGGTGGCGGATTCCCCTCTTTGTACACGTCCATTTTCCCGACCTGGGAATTTGGCGTCTTGCGGCTGGGATATTCGCCCGGGTCCATGCCGACATATCGCGACGCAGCTTTGCCAGGATTGCCGTGGTAGCCGTAATCCAGCTGTCCGGCGCCGGGGACAGGCCCGCTGCCCTTGCTGGCTGCGATGCTGGCCGGCGACCCGTGCGACATCGTGCCGGCATTCGACCCGCCGTCACGGGCGCCCTCATCATCATAGATGTGCTCTGCACCGGGCGAGCCGCCGCCGCGCTTGCCCATCGGGTTATCCAACGAGCCCGTTACTGGAGAATTACGGCCGCCGCGGCGATTTGCGGCGCGCGCTTTTGGGAATGCCATGTCTTATCCTTTCTGCTGGGGTTTACTTGCGCTTCTTAGGCGCCATCGAGGCCATAGGACCTCGCGTCCGCGCCGGATCGTCATTACCCTGACCGGCTCGATGCTGATGGCCCAATGTCTTGTTTGTGCGTCCGGTCTTCCGGCTGGCGGTCCAGGTGCTTGCGTCGCGCGACGGTGACTTCACGCCGCCTCCTTTTTGAACACGGGAACCTTTAGGGGTCATGTCGTCAGTCTTATGCTGAGGGGCAGGCCGAGGAGACTTGCGCATCTAGCCATTCCCCCCAGGTTCCGTGATAACCACAGTCACATCGGCGATCGTCGCTGTGCCGCCCGTAACCGCGGCGAGGCTCACGTCGAACCAATATGTCTGGAACG